AAGCATACAGAACGCACGGCCGAATTATTAACGGCTTGCCTTCGTAGTGCTAAAGGGTTCCCTGTTCGTTTTCGTGGCAGTTGTAACCCCGGTGGCCGTGGGCATGGTTGGGTGAAACGTAAATATGTAGAAGAGACAGATTACGGTGAGAAAACTGTGATAGATCAGACCACAGGACTTGAAAAAGTATTTATTCCGGCTCAGGTATACGACAATTATGTATTAATGAAAAATGACCCTAACTATGTAAAGCGTTTGGAAGCATTACCAGAACAGGAAAAGAAAGCGTTCTTGTATGGTGATTGGGATGTGTTCATTGGACAAGTATTCACCGAATTTAATCGAAGTATACATGTAGAAAAACCTTTTGAAATTCCGCAAGGGTGGACAAGGGTTCGTTCTATGGACTGGGGTTTTAGTAAACCGTTTAGCATTCATTGGTATGCTATCGATTATGAAGGTGTAGCACATTGCTACCGTGAATATTACGGTTGCACAGGTGAACCGGATGTAGGCTTAAAGCTAACACCAGATGAAGTCGCTGCCGAAATGGCTAGATTAAGCGAGGGCGAAACATACGCATATGATATAGCTGATAGAGCGATATGGCAGAAAGACGACCGCATGAAGTGGAGTATTCAAGGTGAGTCTATAGCCGAAATATTTGCACGTCATGGAATTAACTTTACACGGTCTAACTCTGAGCGTATTCCGGGTAAGATGATGGTTCATACCTATCTAAGAGAGAAGAAAATCAAATTCTTCTCTACGTGTAAACATATTTTGCGGACATTGCCGGAATTAGTGTATGACGAAAGCAAGCCAGAAGATGTGGATACAACACAAGAAGATCATGCATATGATGAGTTTAGATATTTTTGCATGAGTAGACCTATCACACCTAAGAAACCGGAGAAACCATTTAATGACGGTTATAGATATGATGATGATATAGAAGGGGAAGTTACTGCATGGGGCGTATGAGTGAAAAGGCGTTACGAGATTACGCCTATAAGGTGTTGAAGTCGGAATACGGAGAACGCGAGGAAAAGGGCGTTATTATTCCGGCGAAATACACTGATGCGGAATTGGCGGAATTTGCGCAAGCTATGCCGCAATGGCAAATAGAACAAATGTACGATATGATATATGGTTCTGAAATGGTGGAATAATGGATATAGAACAAACATTTGATATATACGAAGCGAAAGCAAACGTTAAAAGCGCATTGAGTGCTACATCGAACTGGCGGCAAAATGCTGCCGAAGATTATGCATTTATGCAAGGTAAACAATGGGAAGATGCTGACTTGAAAAAAATGCGTGAAGCTGGTCGCCCTGCGATTACAATCAATAGAATACGGGCAACTGTTAATCTGTTGTGCGGTTATGCATCACAAAACGAAACAGAACCGGACTTCTTACCGCGCTCCGAAGAAGATGATAGAATAAGCCGCGTTGCGAAAGGTATTACAAAGTACTGTTTAGACCGCGCGCACTATCAACGCAATAAGGGGAAATGTTTCCGCGATAAGATTATTTGCGGTTTAGCCAATTACTGGGTAAGCTATGAATTTGATTACAACAAATTAGACGGAGCAATTAAAATCGAACGTGTTTCTCCGTTTGATGTGTTCATTGATCCGGAAAGCACAGAAGAAAATTTAAGCGATGCGCAATTCGTTGGCCGGTATAGTTGGGAAAGCACAAGAAAGCTAAAACAGGTATATCCGGATAAAGCTAATGAAATTGATATGTTGAGTCATAAATATGACGATACAGAACTAGAAGCCGGTGCGATTGAAACCATTAACGGTGAAGCGTTGTGGTATAACGAAAAGTATAAAAAAGTTCGTGTAGTTCAATACTGGTACAAGGAATACGGCAAAAAGAATGTATACATGACAAAAGAGGGCCTAATTGATGAAAACAACCCGCTATTTGTTGTGTTACTGGCTACAGGAAAGAAACCTACTAGCATACCAGATACTAAAATCAGATATGCAACATTCTCCGATAGTGTGCTGTTAGAAGAGGGCGAAAGTCCTTATAAGCACGGTAAATTCCCGCTAGTGCGTGAATATTGTTACTATACGGGTGAATTAATAGATGATGAACTAGAACCAGCCGGCGTTGTGCGTGATCTTAAAGATGCGCAACGTGAAAAGAATAAAAACCGAAGCCAACGAATGCATGTTGTTAATCAACAGTCTTTAGGTGTGAGATTCTGGCAAGGCCAAATAGATGAACACGATAAGAAAATAATCGAAAAGAAAAGCACAACACCGGGAGCAAATATATTCTTGAAGCCGGGTGTTACATTCCAAGACGGTACGCCGTCAATGGATAGCGCTATTAATCTAACTTTGGAACAACAAGCGGACAACGACTTTTATTCAATCAGCGGTATAACCCCGGAAAGCCTTTCCGGTAGTATTGGTTCTATGAGTGGCAAGGCAATCGACTTGCGGCAATCTGTAACAACCGTACAAACGGCGGATATATTCGCACAGACAAAAGAAGCGGAGTTACAAATTGTCAAATTGCTATGGGGCGAGAAAAACGCTCCGGGTTTAATTCCGCAGTTCTATAACCAAGAAAAGGCGATGCGAATTTTGGGCGACGACGGCAAGAAGGAATTTGTACAAATTGCACCGGGTTTAAATCAACCTATGCAAGAACAGATTTTAACCGATGCACTAGGCCAGCCACAGACCGATGCGGAAGGTAATCCGATTAAGCAAGTTTTATATGATTTAAGCTGCTTTGATTTTGATATTGTGATTAGCACCAGCCAAGCAAGCGCAACGGCTCGTAAAGCTAACCTATATCAATTATTAGAAGCTAAGAAAAGTGGTGTTGATATTCCTATGGATATTATCCTTGATTTCATGGACTTCCCAGAAAAAGAAGCCGTCAAGAAGCGTATTCAGCAAGCGGCAGAAAAGCCAGCTATGCCAGAATTGCGTGTTAGCGGCAGCCTAGATGATATGCCAGCAGAAGCATTAAGCATGTACTTACAAACGCTAGGCGTTGAAATTTCGCCGCAACAAATTATGGCGGAACGGTTAGCCTTGAAAGGTAGACAACAAAACATTCAAAATGCACCGCAAATTTTACCGCCTGTGAACGATTTGGGCGGTATGTAATATAAACTATCAACACAATAATAAAACGCTCCTATATGGGGCGTTTTTTATATTTCGCCCTAAGCAATGGCGTTAAACTACTTGCACTTATACATTCGCCCGACAACGGCGTTAAACTGTCATATTCTTATATTCGTCCAGCAATGACGTAAAAAGGCAAAGGAGTATTTGATATGGAAAAAGATTTAGTAAACATCGAAGAAGCTGGTTTCACTCCAGAAGATTTAGAAAACGCAGGCGTAGAACTGGAAGATACAACCGAAGAAACGAATACACAGGAAGGTGCAAACGATGTTCCCTCTACTGAAACACCGGAAAGTGATGCGAATGATGCGGAAGTAGAAACAGAAACGCCGAATACTAACGAAGGTGAAACGGAAGAAGAAACGCATGCGAACGATCAGAACTTAAAAGCGGCACTTGCACAGGAACGCGCAAGACGTAAAGCAGCGGAAGAACGTGCTAGACAATTCGAAGCGCAACAAAAACCAATTGAGTTACCGCAAGAAGAAGTATCAAATATTCGCGACTTCGTACGCCGTGAAGCGTTAAAACGTTTCAATATGACGGCAGAAGATTTAGAAGGTTTGATGTATGAAGATGCTGAAAAGTACAACGAATTTATTCGTTTTGAAGCTAATGCAGAATACGCAATCACCAATCAGCAAATTGCAGTACATCAACAACGGCAAAAAAACGTAAATTTTGTGAATGAAATTAAATCGCTACCAAACTTTAACGAGTTGTATCAACGCGGTTTAGACAAGTTAAACGGAATGATGATGCGTGATGCACAACCGATTAATGATGCATTTTATCGTGTTGATCAGGGCGAAGGTACAGAAGCCGATTTTGAAACCATTAGAAAATTTGTTGATGAATTGCAAAATGAACGGGCGACAAGTACCGAAGTACCAAACAACCCACTAGAAGTA